TATCAATGGCTTTATATTTGTTCTTTGGGTGCTCTTTATTCCATTGTTTCGCATCAGACTTTGACATGATGCAGTCCACTGTAAACTCTGTATCCCCCTCGTTCAGGCTCTTAACTGGGTTCTGAATCTTGACGTATGCGAATGTTACATTTGCTTGAATTGCCATTGTTTGTATTTCCTTTATAAATTTGTCTATGTGCAATGCTCTTGCTTATTTAGGCTGTTGCACCAACCTGTATAACTTAACTCTTAAAACCTAATTATAGCAAACCTTACCACAGCCTGTCAAGCATTTCTACACAATCTCTTACACTCCGCTTTCAAGCATCCTCGTGGTAGACTGTGCAGAGCTACGAACGTCAGTGAGTAGCCACTACCGTTATGTAGCCATCTTCAAAGCAATATCAAAAATTATATACAGATTCATTGCAAGTGAGAAGCCCCACATTGCACGATTCTCTTTAGACAACACCAGCATTGTAGCTGAGAGTGTTGCAAAGATTGCTGATAATACTAGGTAGGTTATTTGCATATCTCTCCTTCAGTTATAATTTACAAAATTAGAACTCTTCAAAGTCGTCCCGATGATCGTAATAACTCTCGTCTGGTTCGTAGTAATGTCCCTCACACTCGGCAGCATAGATTTCATCCTCAAGAGCTTCCAATTGTGACGTAGAAAACTCTTTCAGAATATCCTCGCCATATACGCTACATTCAATGATTTCTACACCTCCGTACTCTGGAGGTTCGTCATAGCCTCCACGGTGAGGCGCAGTGTAATCGAAAGAGATACGTGCGTCAACTATTTCGTCTGTTACAGGGTGAACTATTTCGATTAGGTAGTTGGGTACGTACATTATTCGTCCAACTCAGGAGGAACTACCACCCAACTCACTTTGACAACCTTACGAGTCTTGTATCGCCTTTTAACTTGCACAATCTGTTCCTTGTCGTAGATAAAGTGCCCCGCTTCACGCCACTTGCGGCGTTCAGTGATGCGGTAGAAGTTGTCAAGATACTCAACAATTGTAGATTTATGTTCCCAAGGATGTGTAGCCATCCACTTAGTTTTCTCTACGACAATCAACTCTTCCTTCTCAAACAACTCTAGGATTTCTTTGTATAACGCTGTCATTCCAGTTTCTCCTTTGGTAGTGTCCATGTTCTCATACGCTCAATGACTCGTTCGTCAACAACGAACTCACCAGCTTTAAGTCGTTCATACCAACGGTAAGCTTCTGATTCTTTGGCCTGTTTGTATGCTTCGTGGGCGGCACATGACGTGCTGTAAGTTCCCAAATGCTCCATCCTCCCATCTATACTTAACCTTGCGTGAAACACGTTGTCTCGTTTATGCCAACTAACGCCTTGAGGGTGTGGTCCCCTTATAGCTGCACCGTCTAGCATGAAGGTATTAAGCTGACTAGGTACAAGCACACATACATCTTCTGAATACAATTTTTTCTTAGAGAGTATATCCTTGTCGAGCTGATAGCTACCAATGTTATACCCAACTTGAGCAATATGCCAGTTCGCGAAGTACTGAAAGTCTCTAAAGTTCTTAGACATCTCGCACCCAATATATGCTGGGTTCTTCCTCTGGTAAAGGCCACCAACCTTGCACCTAGTTGCTATGCCCCACCATGTCTGGCCTGACCTTGTGTGGTGGACTTTCCCATCAATATACAAACTCTTGGCCCACACACCCTTGTCATTTCTAAAATCACTGATAATACTCATCACACCACCCAATTTCTTTGTACTGTTCTGTCATTCCTCCCCCTCCTCGTCCCACTGTTCTGCAAGGGATTCCACTTGTTCTTCGTATTCAAGTTCACTGATATTACCTTCTAGGAGGTCAAAGAGAATATCTTCTGATATTGCTTCATACTCGTCGTAAGTCACATTTTCTCCTTATTTGTCTCAACATACATTGTCCCATAGATAGCCTTAGAATAACTTTCAATATATTGCTTCCAGAATCCGTACATAATTATGTTACTGGTTGTTCCCCAAATCATTCAATCTCCTTTACTAAACCATCTACGAATGCTGTAGCTCCTTACCAAACTAATCACAGTAAAGATGATGCCGATTATGATGTTGTCTTGGAAGCTAATATGATACCCCATAAGCGGGAATATTGTCAAGTTTGCTGCCAAGTTAATCAGGTATCCTACTGCGATATTGATGCAAGCTTCTTTTAGGCTGCGTTGCTTAGACTGAGCCATCGTTATCCTGCCACTCCAATGCTTCCGCTATTCCTCTCACAGCCGCATACAAATGCTCAACAGACTTATCGTTAAATATCTTGTGCGAATACACGCTAGGAATTGGAAGCTGCTCACTAGGATGGCTCGCAAGCTCGCCCAAGTCAACTTCACGTCCGTAGAGGTTAATCATAGTGCCACCTGCAGCAATAATTGCATCTTGTTCATTCTTGAAGCGGCAGTCTGAGACAACGTATTTGCCACCCATTTTAAGGGAACGCATTGTAAGAATAATCCAGATATCAGGGTGCAGACAGACCCTGCCGTATTCGGTCCCCAGTGCTTGTGCAGCGTGCCTCCAACTGAAGTCGAATCCTTCAATATTCTTTTCCTTGTCTGCCCTATTAGCAGGTTCTTGAAATCCCATTGAGGATAACATCTTTTTCAAAATCGCTGCAAAACTAACCTTCTCATACCCATAGTTTTCTACTAGGTAGTCTGCTGCTGTGTCCTTGCCTGCGCCAGCACGTCCAACTATTCCAATAAGCTGCATATTTCTCCTTTAATTAATTCTCACATTTGAGAAGGTTATTATAAATCAACTCCGCCGATATTGTCAAGCGACTTCACAATCTCATTCAGCACACCTCTTGGTTTAGCCTTGTGAACCATACTAGGATTATATTCAGCTAATTTATACTGCCATAAGATTAGTAGTAACAAATCTGAAGCGTATTCTACCACAGCAGCTTTGCCATCTCTACTTATGAAACGACCTGTTGGAAACCACTTAGGACGTTGCTTTGCATAGTCCGAGAAGGCGACCTTCACCTTGACCTTGGGTAATATGTTATCCACCCTATCGGTTGCCAAGACAGCCATCATACAAGCTTCTACTAAGGAAGCCCACCGTTTCTTTTCACGTTTAGAAGGTTCTGGTACGTTGTGCTGAGTTCCTGTAGTTGGGCTTCGCCTAATGCGACGAGGGTGAAGCAACTCCTCTGGTTTGCTAAGAGGGCGTGCCATTGTTCACCAATTCATTACTCGCAGCTACACTCTCATTAACAATCAAGCACCGACTAGGATACCTAATAGCAACCTTACTTCCTGCTCCATATATCTTACCATTCTCTACACGAGTGATTGTGCAGAGTTCTAAGTTAACTGCCCTGCCAGATGTGCAAGCTTTTACATATGAGTCGCCTAATTTGAATGGACGACCTATCATGTCTACAGCTTCAGTGGACATCCAATCACCTTGAGTGCGTGTTGTATTTAGTTCTTGTGTCATATATTTCCTTTATTATCAATGATCAGTTTCTCAACCTCTGCAACATAATACTCATAGTCAATATCACCAACGAAATCATCAATATTGTTACACGGCTTCACTTTCCAAGCACTATCAATAGACAACCTGCGTTCTTCACCACCTTCAACTAAAGGTGGCATGATTTTAACAAGTTTCCCACCAGACTTACAAGGATAATACCTACAGATGTTTTGTTGTAAGATTTCTGTTCCATCATCCATCACAAGTATAAGGCGACTACTACGCGCCACTTTAGTACGTAGCATGAAATCAAACTTTTCTTGATGATTCATAATAAACTCACGAATGTCTGTCCCATGTAACATGTGAGATTCTGCTGCCATTGGAATAACTAATGATGAATGATTTTTATGCCATCCTAAATCTTTATATTCATAAGCACCTTTACTTTTCAATTTACCGTTCGTGTAGACACTTATGTAATTATTTACGTCTCGGATAAACATTTTACTGTATTCAACAAACTCAAGCTGAAGACCTACTTGCTTCTCCCACAACTTACACACAGACTCGTATTCATCTTGTTTGTCTCTACACAAAGCAATAGTAACACCGTCTGTATTTACAGCAATCATCAATGTCTCATCAATTTCCAATAATCGTTCAACTAATAAACACAACGAAAGCTGTCCATTAATAGTGATCTTCATTGTATACATCGGATCATAGAACACACTGTACTTATTATTAGAATTACCATATGTAGCATTTAGAGCAAGTTTCAACATTGCATTCTCAGGAGCACTCTTTGGATACGACTTACGTTGCTCGTACACATCCTGATAGATTGAACAAAATCGTTCAGATAAGTGTTCTGGATACACGTTGTTAGAGATTGCAATATTAGGGTACATTGATGAGACATCTGCATCAATAACCTTATACTTTTTAGTTTCCTTAACAACTTTGCTTGTCAAACTACCGTGAATACCACCTGTACCAAAATCCATACGGAAACCATTGACAACAACATTCAACGTTTCTGCAATGTTCCAACATGCCCAATAAGAGTATTGAGTTTCACCTTTTTTCTTGGCTTTAAGTTCAACCTTGTCAACCCACCCACAAGGATACACTTTCTTAAATCTATCATATTCTTCACGAGAAGGTTCACTAACAAATTTCTTTTTCTTGATAACCATCTGAGCATATTTAGCAACATCACCTAGCAAATGTTCAGGGATGTCTGAGAATACGCCTTTAGTCTCAGTGATTACTTGAGTAGAAAACCACTTCTGTAGCGCAATAAACTCAGGTCGTTTAAAGTCATAATAATCGAATAAGCATTTACCAATATTAATCCTATCACGTTTACTCTGTCGAGTCACCCTCTTACCATCTGAGTCTTTTGTGTAGAGTTTGATGTTAGCTTCCTCCAACCGCATAACAAAGTAATCACCTCCAATCTTAGCATCTGAGTGGTTGATGAAGTCTCGGTTATATGTGTGTGTAAGTTTTTCACGAAACTCAACAAGAGGAAGGCTATGATTGTAGAAAGCAAGTGTCATCATCACATCATGCATATTATATTTCAACAACACATCAATCTCGTTACTTTTCAGTTCAGTACCAACAGGATAAGGAAGATCAGCAATGTTGTTCTCACGCATGTTGAATTCCAACATCTTCAAACTTGTCATCTTAGCTTGATTATCGAAATGATGAATCTTGAATAAATCAATTTGGTTCACATAACGATCAGCCAACTTCACAGTGTTTGGGAACTTCCCCTTGAAACTATCAATCTGTTCTTGTGCAAACTTGTAAGCTCTCTTTGCAATAGTAACACCATTAACAGGAAGTTTTCCACTGTCTCTGAGTGCAAGTAATTTATGCAAAACAGGATAATCAAATGCTAAATTGTTGAAACCTACCATACTATCATCGTTTTGCTTCAAGAAATCAAGACAAGCAAATATCCTGTCAATTTCATTCTTGCGATAGCTCACTTCAAAACTATTTGGAAACTTTCCATCAACACGAATTATGCTAAAAGTAAAGCAGTTCGGGT